CAGGGAGTGCTCACGGGACAGGCACCCGTGGTACCTGGCCAGGCAGACATCACAGCCGCCGCACCCGCACCAGGAGAAGCAGAACCCGATCTCAGCCTTGATGCCAATCTGCCCCCTGAGGGTGAAGAGGAAGAAGAGGAAGAAGTGTCAGTGGGTCTGGGCCGCGAGCGCAGATAATGCTGATCCGTGAAGTGGCCGCGGCTGACAGTGATCAGATCAAGCTCACTGCCCTGGCACAGTTCCTGCTGGGGCGCGCGGAAGACACCGATGCTGAGCGCACCATCAGCACAGATGCATTCCTCAAACTGGCCTCAAACATGGGCATCAGCGTCACAGCAGATCGCCTGGCCGAACTCGCAGCACAACCACCACTCAATGCAGTGATCGCCAGGATCGAAGGCCCCAACATACTGTTCCAGGGATCAGACGTGGTACCCACCACCATGACCGTGGACCAAGCCCGGAAAACCGTTGATTCGATGGCCAAAAGAGCCATTGACATCGGCTAAACTCCACAGGCTGGGGCTCCAATCATAAATACTTGCATGAAAAGCAAGTATGGAATCAAGAAAAATTGTTTGTATTGTGGCGAGGAATTCTTTACCAAACCACGCATGATCGACTATTGTTCGCAGCCCTGCAAGAATCCTCGCAATCGACCTGGACATTCTGCCTGGAACAAGGGACTGAAAATGACAGAGGAATTCAAAGCCACGAAGATGAATCTGTCTGGATTGTCAAAAGGTTGGGGATGGAATCGGGGAATAGCGAATCCAGACCAAAGTGCAAAGTGGTCTGGGCCGGCAAACCCTAACTGGGGTGGTGGTGTTAATACACGCCGTAAAAGGACCGGATCGTTATCGCATCCTGGAGAGAAAAACGGTATGTGGGGTCGAAAACATTCAGAAGAAGTGATAAAAAAATGCCGTGCTGCAAAAATCCAAAATTTGAAGGATGGAGTCTATTCATCGTCGACCTCTCAAGGAGAACTAGAATTACTTGCGCGGCTCAGAGAAGCGGTTGGAGAAGTGGTCCATCAGTTTACAGTACCAAATTATCATAGAGTGTATGATTTTTACATACCTTCTCTCAATCTTATCGTAGAATATGATGGTGATTACTGGCACAGAGAAGAAAAATACTTAAATAAAGACTGCAAAGATACAAATAAAGCAATCAAGAGAGGATTCAAAATTTTTAGATATTGGGAGTCCACTGTCAAACAATTAGGTGTTGACATTATCATAGATGATATTGTACAATTAAAAGGTGCTCACATTAGACATTTAAAGGAGGCATGATATGGCTTATAGCGACAAAGTCATAAACCATTTTGAAAATCCCAGGAATATGGGATCATTTGACAAGGAGGATACGCACGTTGGGACCGGCTTAGTCGGTGCCCCAGCGTGCGGCTGAATTAGGTGACGTCCTAAAACTCCAAATCAAAGTCGATCCTGAAACTGACACGATCATCGATGCCAAGTTCAAAACCTATGGCTGCGGATCGGCTATTGCATCAAGCAGCCTTGTGACCGAATGGGTCAAAGGCAAAACATTAGAGGAGGCCGGGGAGATTAAGAACACTGCGATTGCCAGTGAACTTGCTCTCCCCCCGTAACTGGTGAAAATTCACTGTTCAATTTTAGCGGAAGATTCGATTCGCGCTGCGATAGAAGATTACCGAAAGAAAAAAGAAGCAAGGGCCGATGCATGATATCAGTCACTGACACAGCGGCAGCCAAGATACAGAGCCATCTGCAACGGCGCGGCCGTGGCCTAGGGGTGCGTGTGGGCGTGAGGACCACTGGCTGTTCGGGACTGGCCTATGTGCTGGAGTTCGTGGATCATGAGCAGGGCTCAGAGCGTTGTGTGGAACATCATGATGTGAATGGCGTGCGGGTGTACATGGATCCCAAACACAGACCCTATCTCTCGGGCATGACCCTGGACTATCAGAAAAAGGGCCTCAACGAAGGATTCGAGTTTATCAACCCCAACGAACGGGATCGCTGCGGCTGCGGCGAATCATTCCGAGTTTGATCACACCGAAGTACCAGTATGCTCCTCTCGCCAGGGAGAACCAGGATGGGCAACGGCTCTATGCCACTCCCGACGGTCGCAAACTTCCGTCGGTGACCACCATATTGGATCGTACCCGGCCTGCAGAAAAACGCATCGCGCTGGAAAACTGGAAACGGCGCGTAGGGCAGGAAAAGGCCCAGCAGATCACCACCGAAGCTGCCAACCGTGGTACCAGGATGCACAGTTATCTCGAGCATTGGGTCATCAACGGCACACAGCGAGATCGCGGTACCAATCCTTTCTCCTGGCCCAGCCATGCCATGGCCCAGACCGTGATCGATCAAGGGCTTGGCAAGGTCACAGAGTTCTGGGGCACAGAAGTGCCCTTGTATTTTCCCTCAATCTATGCAGGTACCACGGACTGCGTGGGCTTGCATGAAGGCTCAGAAGCCATCATGGATTTCAAGCAGACCAACCGACCCAAACGCACGGAATGGATCGAGGACTATTTCCTGCAGCTAGCGGCCTACGCAGAAGCGCACAACGAAGTGCATGGTACCCGGATACAGCGTGGTGTGATCTTGATGTGCGCCAAGCCTGATGTGGATGATCAAGGCAATGTCATCACTGAACCCCAGTATCAAGAATGGGTGATAGAAGGTGCGGAGTTCGATCAGTGGTGCGATCGTTGGTGGGCCAGGGTAGAGCAATACTACCTGAACCATGCATAAATACCTGATCACATAGGTATATCCACATGGCCATAGTACAAGTTAGCCGCATCACCAATCGCAAAGGACTCACCGAGAACCTGCCGCAGCTGGCAGGCGCAGAACTGGGTTGGGCCACGGACAGCCGCAGGCTGTTCATAGGCAACGGCACCCTGGCCGAAGGTGCGCCCGTGATCGGCAACACTGAGATACTCACCGAATTCTCAGACATCACTGTGGTGAGTTCCTATACCTATGAGGACATCGCGGTGGGCTATGCGGCGCAGACCGGTCCCACACCTAGTGATCCTGTGGTGCGTACCGTGCAGGCCAAGCTGGATGATTTCGCTGATGTGAGAGACTTTGGTGCTGTGGGCAACGGCATCGCCGATGATACCGAAGCCATCAACCGGGCCTTGTTCCAGCTCTACTGCCGGGAGACCAACACGCAGATACGACGTGCGCTGTACTTCCCCGCTGGTACCTACAAAGTCACTGAAAGCATCATCATCCCCACTTACGCCAAGCTCGTGGGTGAAGGCGCAGACTGCACCATCATAGAGCTGGATACGTCAGGAGATATCTCCAGCCTTTCGGCCTATGTGGCTCGCTTTGGAGACAGCCTGCAGCAGACCGGCGTGAACATCGGCAACAACGGTGCTACATCACCTCGCAACATCGAGATCTCCTCCATGACCTTCCAGTCGGTACCTGTCACGGACATATTCTTAGTGGAGACAGCCACCCAGTGCTATTTCGATTCGGTGAACTTCCGCGGTCCGCTCACACAGGCATCCATAACCACTGATCTAGCCACTGATAACATAGCGGGCGTGAGATTCAACAGCACCACAGCCTTGGTCTGCAATCAGATCACGTTCGACAAATGCAGATTCACTGGCCTCACTTATGGCATGCGCACCGATGAAGAGATCACTGGGGTGACTGTGAGCAACAGCATGTTCTTGACCTTGTTCCAGGGCATCAACCTTGGTACCGGCACACCTATCAATGGTGGTGCCACTGGATTCCGGGCGGTGCACAACATGTTCGATGATATCTACGCACAGGGCATCATCTATGACGACATCAGCTTGAACATCTCGGCCTATAACGTGTTCTACGCGGTGGGTAATGAATTCACTTCCAACCCCGGCACCCCAGTGATCACCCTGGGCAACGACAACAATGTATCGGTGAGTGATATGTTTGAGCGCAGCGATGCAGATGCCAATGTTTACCCCAGAGTGGAGATCTTGGGTGGCATCACGACCACAGGATCGCAGATCCAGCTGGGCAGATATGCCCGGCTCACTGGCCGTACCTATGTGTTGGATGACAATCAATCCTCGCCAGAAACCATTTTCTCCTGGAGCGCAGAGCAGAGCACGAGCTTCACCATGAGCTACAGCATCGAACGCAGCGGTCTATATCGGCATGGCTCCTTGAGGGTGGTGGCCTACAATGCGGATGAAAGCCTGGGCACCCTGAACTACACCGATGATTTCACGGAAAACGCCGATCTAGGAGTCACGCTCAGCGCCGCGCAGAGCGGCAACAACATACTCGTGCAGTACACCACCACCAATACCGGTGACTCCAACGGTGGCACGCTGACCTATTCTATCTCGCATCTGGCCTGATGTGGTCAGAATCTTACGCCAACAGGCTCCAGGCATGGAACCTGCTGAGAGATCGGTGCCGCGATCTGCCTTTAGATCCGGCCTTGATCGCCATCAATCAGTGGTGGCATACCGCACCAGTGACCGTGCGCACTGTAATCTGGGAACATCATACCGATTGGCCTGATCCTTGGCGGCTGCTGGCCCAAGATCGGTTATGTGATCTTGCGCGAGCCCTGGGCATGCTGTATACTGTGATGATGACAGAACACTTTGAAATCGTAGATTGCCAGTTGGCGCAGACCGACCACGACAATTTAGTCCTGGTGAACCAGGGAAAATATATACTGAATTGGCACCCAGACCAGATAGTAAATATCCCATCTCAAGCACAGCAGGTGCATAGATCCTTAAACAGCGCAGAGTTCGTCCATCACACAAGGTAAACCATGACCCAAATACAAGTTCAAAAAAGAGACGGCAGCCGAGAGCCGTTGGATCTGGAAAAACTACACCGCGTGGTGTTCTGGGCCACAGAAGGCATAACCGGAGTATCGGCTTCGGAAGTGGAAATCAAGAGCCACATACAGTTCTCCACGGGCATAGCCACTTCTGCCATACAGGAGACCCTGATCAAATCAGCAGCGGATCTCATATCCGAAGAAACACCCAACTATCAGTTCGTGGCCGGCCGATTGATCTGTTATCATCTGCGCAAACAGGTCTATGGAGATTTCCAACCCTGTCATGTGTTGGATCTGGTGAGAAGGAACGTGGCCGCGGGCTTCTATGACGCAGAACTGCTCACCGCCTACACTGAAACCGAATGGGATCGCATCAATGGATTCATACGACATGATCGCGACGAAGAGCTGACCTACGCGGCCATGGAGCAGTTCCGAGGCAAGTATCTGGTGCAGAATCGTGTGACCAAAGAGATTTTCGAGACCCCACAGATGGCCTACGTGCTGATCGCGGCCACTCTGTTCAGCCAATACCCCCGTGAAAGCCGCATGATGTGGGTGCGCGACTACTATGATGCTATCTCTACGCACCAGGTGTCATTGCCAACCCCTGTGATGGCTGGTGTGCGCACACCCATGCGGCAGTTCTCGTCGTGTGTGCTGATCGAAACCGGAGACAGCCTAGACTCGATCAACGCTACTGCCTCCAGCATAGTGAAATACGTGAGCCAGAAGGCGGGCATCGGCATCGGTGCCGGTCGCATCCGCGCCCTGGGCTCGCCCATCCGCAACGGTGATGCTTATCACACCGGCGTGGTACCGTTCTACAAGATGTTCCAGGCCGCCACGCGATCATGCAGCCAAGGCGGCGTTCGTAACGGTGCTGCCACGCTATACTACCCCTTATGGCATCTGGAAGTGGAAGATCTCCTGGTGCTGAAAAACAACAAAGGCACCGAGGACAATCGCGTGCGCCACATGGACTATGGTGTGCAGTTCAACAAGGTCATGTACGAGCGGCTCTTGGCCAATGCGGATATCACCCTGTTCTCGCCACACGATGTGCCCGAGATGTACGATGCATTCTTCACTGATGTGGATCGTTTCCGTGAGCTGTATGAGGCCGCAGAGCGCAACACTCGTATCCGTAAAAAGAAAATCAAAGCCATAGAGCTGTTCACTGCGTTCCTCCAGGAGCGCAAGGACACAGGCAGGATCTATCTCATGAACGTGGACCATGCCAACAGCCACGGTAGCTTCCGATCCGAAGTAGCACCCATACGGCAAAGCAATCTCTGCTGTGAGATTAATCTGCCCACACGGCCCTTGAACGATGTGAACGATCCCAACGGAGAGATCGCGCTGTGCACCTTGAGCGCCATCAATTGGGGTGTGTTCCGCGATCCCGAAGACATGGAGCGAGCCTGCACCCTGGCCGTGCGTGGCTTGGATGCCCTCTTGAGCTATCAAAACTATCCTATCTTGGCCGCACAGATCGCCACGGAAAATCGCAGGCCTTTGGGCGTGGGCATCATCAATCTTGCCTACTGGCTGGCCAAGAATGATCTCTCCTACACAGATCCTCGCGCCCTGCCCGTGGTAGATCGCTGGGCCCAGCACTGGTCATACTATCTGATCAAAGCGTCGGTTGATCTGGCCGCAGAGCGAGGAGCCTGCCCCAAAAGCTCGGAAACACGGTATCATGATGGCATACTGCCGGTAGATACCTACAAGCGAGAAGTGGATGAGTTGGTACCACCGCAAGATTGCGTAGGCTGGGACGGTCTCCGTACGCGGTTGCGCGAGCATGGCATCCGTAATTCCACCCTGATGGCTCTGATGCCCGCAGAAACCTCGGCACAGATATCAAACTCTACGAACGGCGTGGAACCACCACGCTCATATGTGAGCGTGAAACAGAGCAAGGACGGTGTGCTCAAGCAAGTGGTGCCAGAATACCGACGACTGAAGAACCGATATGAGCTGTTATGGAACCAAAAGAGTCCTGAAGGATATCTCAACATCATGGCCGTGTTGCAAAAATACATCGATCAGGGTATCTCAGTAAACACATCATACAATCCACAACACTACGAAGATGAAAAGATCCCAATGTCGGAGATGCTGAAACATCTGATCATGTGTTACAAATACGGTCTCAAGCAATTATACTATTTCAACACGTACGATGGATCCGGAGAGATTGATGTTGACCGGATGAGCCAAAAATCTGTTATCATAGAAAATGTTGATATCAGCCTCCAGATGGACGATGATTCCTGTGATAGCTGCAAAATATAACCAAAGAGACCCGATTCATGACAGTATTGAACCTCCGCAAGAACCGAAATCACACCACCAGCCTGGCCTTCCTGGACCCCCAAGGTGGTGTGGGCATGCAACGATATGATACCTTGAAGTATCGGCAGTTCGACAAACTCACCGACAAACAGTTGGGATTCTTCTGGCGCCCCGAGGAAGTAGACGTGCTCCGTGATGCCAAGGACTTCAAGGATCTCACAGACTGGGAACGGCACATATTCACCGCCAATCTCAAGCGCCAGATCCTGTTAGATTCCGTGCAAGGCCGCAGTCCCAATCTCGCATTCTTGCCATTGGTGAGCCTGCCCGAACTGGAGACCTGGATCGAAACCTGGGCGTTTTCAGAAACCATCCACAGCCGATCATACACACATATCATACGCAACGTGTATTCCGATCCGGGTCGTGTGTTTGATGAGATGTTGGATGTGGAAGAGATCGTGGCCTGCGGTCAAGACATCTCCAGATACTACGATGATCTTATTGAGTATAGTACATGGTACCAGCTGCTGGGTACAGGCTCTCACGACGTGAATGGTAAGACCATGGAGATCGATCAATATGAACTTAAGAAAAAGCTGTGGTTGTGCCTGGCCTCGGTTAACGTTCTCGAGGGCATCAGGTTCTATGTTAGTTTTGCGTGCTCCTGGGCGTTCGCAGAGCTCAAGAAGATGGAGGGTAACGCTAAGATCATCAAGTTCATAGCCAGAGATGAAAACGTGCATCTGGCCAGCACCCAGCAATTGCTGAAACTGTTACCTCAAGACGATCCGGATTTCGCACGTATCCGCACAGAATGTGAAATTGAAGTGATCCAGATGTTCCGAGACGCTGTAGATCAAGAAAAGCAATGGGCACACTATCTTTTCAGTTCAGGCAGCATGATCGGACTCAACGAACAACTGCTGTCGGACTACATCGAATGGATCGCTAACAAGCGGATGACCGCCATCGGTTTACACGGTCCATACCGAGGCGGCTCCAATCCCTTACCATGGACCCAGAAATGGATCGCAGGGGCCGAGGTGCAAGTGGCACCACAAGAGACAGAAATCTCATCTTATGTGGTGGGCGGTACTAAGCAAGATGTAGACTCTAATACTCTCTCAGGATTATCACTCTGATGCTCACTATCTATTCAAAAACTGTATGTCCTTACTGTGTAAACGCCAAGAACTATCTCAAGTCAAAAAACATCCCGTTCCGTGAGATAAACATCGAGCAAGATACTGAAGCACGGGAATTCGTCCAGCAACAGGGTCTGCGCACCGTGCCGCAGATCTTCATGGATGGCAAGATATTCGTGGAGGGTGGCTGGACCGGCCTAAGTAAGATGACCGCAGAAGAAATCCTGTCTGAGATAGATCTGCGCAATTCTTTGGCAGACCAGACCCTATGAATCTCAAAACCGACGAAATCTACACTTTCAAACTGATCACAGGTGAAGAGCTTGTGGCCAAGATCCTGGTGATCGAGCAGGATCACATGATCGTCCAGAATCCCATACTCACTGTGCTGAGTCCCCAAGGGCTACAGATGATGCCGGCGCTGTTCAGCTCAAACCAGGACCGAAATGTGCGGCTAAATACTGCGAGTTGGGCCATGATCGCGGACACCCGCGATGACGTGCGCGACAGTTGGATACAGGCCACCACGGGCATCGCACCTGTGCGAAAGTCTATCATAACTGGCTAGCATGTCGCACAGGTTCGTGATCATGATCTCGGGCCAGCTGCATGAATACACCAGATATGAAGACATACCTGCTGTATTTGATCATGTGATAGAGTTCCGTCCCGAAATCCCGCCCGGCCCACATACCCAGGCCCAACACGATGAGATTGATGCCTGGGTGCCACGATTTGAGAGATTGATGGAGATAGAACATGCCCGCAGCGGCAAGACAAGGTGATGCCGGAATACCCCACTGCAGTCCCTACGTGATTGCCACCGGCAGCACGGATGTGGTGATAAATGGAAGAGGTGCGGCCAGGATCGGCGATACCTCTGTTCCCCATCTGATTCCTGCACGTCGGAGATGTGGCACACACACAGCACCTATCGTGACAGGCAGCTCTTCGGTCATCATAAATGGCAGACCCGCGGCTTTTGTGGGCTCTAAATTGGCCAGCTGTACCGCGGTGGCCACAGGTAGTTCCGACGTGATCATAGGGTCATGACATGAGTTGTGGAGGTCCACTCAGTGCAGTGATGAGCATAGCCGGCGCAGGGCTCCTGCCGGGTGCCGGTGCCATAGCAGGGTTAGGATCAAGTCTAGGAGTGAGTTCGGCTCTCACCAGCGCCCTGGACAGTTTCAACGCTCTGCCCATCGCAGGACAGTTTAGCGACATTGTCAGCTCGGCTTCGGGTATTTTAGGCGGTGGTACTTTATCCAGTCTGCAGACCCTGGGCGCAGATATCTTTCCAGCGCTGACCAATGCCATACCAGGCGGGTTTTCGAGCGCTCTCAATGTGTTAGCTCCGGGCGGTGGATTTGGTGGAGGATTCACGGGTCTTATCTCGCAGACTGCATCAGGCATCATGGGATCAGGAGATCTCACCCGATTTGGCCAGATCTTCAATTCTGCACAAGGCTTTGTGGGCCAGGCCAATCAGTTCGTGAACAGCGGTCTTAATCTCAGCGGTATTTCTACTACCTTCGGTCCCGTCACTGGAGGCATGGACAATCTCATCACCGGTGGTTTCAGCCAGGTATCAGAAGCATTTGGTGCCTTGGGTGGAGATCTAGGAAATCTAGGAAATCTCATCAACATGAACAATCTGCCGAACCTGGGCAGTCCCTCCGCTTTGGTAGGACAACTGGCATCAGTGGGTGGCCTTGTGCCGGGAGTAGAAACAGCCCTCCGACAGGCCGGTGTGGACACAGCAGCCATAACGAATCTGGCTCGGGGCGGCCTGCCCAACATATCTGACTCGGCCAACCGCGCTCTCTATCAAGGCATGACCCAGATCACTGGTTCGGAGCTTGCACAGGTCAAGAACGTGCTGGGGGTAAGGACTCCGGGTATCAATAACATGGCCGATCTGCTCAATCCTGTGAAGATATTGCCCAATAGTTTCCCTAGTTTGACCATGCCCACGCCAGACGGGCTCCGTGGTATCTATGCCAGTGCGTCAGGTGCCGTGAACACCAATCTAGAACGATTCCTGGTAGATCCCCGAGCTCCGGCCTACACCGGAGACGATCCCATAGTGCGTGCTAGATTGGGACTACCGCCAGTGGAGGCCGTGGTATGACCACCTACAACACGCTGAAAAAAATCATCCCCCCAGATCAAGCACTGGCCAACCAAGCCCTGAGCCGCAGCCTGCGCCAGGTCAAAGACATCTTCCGTGCCGACTTACCGGGCGTGAGCGAGGCAGTGAGCAATCTCGAGAGCAATAAAGATCTCGATCTCATCAACGCCCTGGCCACACCCATACCCACGGTGGTCACGGATTTCGTGGGCAACACCTTGGCCACAGGTACTGGTCCAGGCAACACAGTAACCACCAATGACATCATAGGCATAGCTGCTGGAGCCACGGTGAACTCAGAACTGCCTGTGGTCACGACAGTAGTCACCGAACTGGCCAATCTGGGTGCGCTGACTCCACTCACCGCGAACGGTGGCAGCAGTGGCAGTGCTGTAAACGGGATCTATACCCTGATGAGCTATGCTCTCACCGGCGCCTATAGTTCAGGCGGTAATGTGGCCAACTCCACCACCATACCCAATACCACCCATTATGCCGGACCACAGACCTTTGGTGATGTGGATTTGGCATTCAGCACGGCAGGCACAGGCTTGATCGCTGTGGCCAATTCGTACATCAGCAACATCGCTACCACCTATGCTAATCTGGTGAACCAGGCTAATGATGCTGCCAATGCCTGCGCCCAACAATTGGTGCTTAATGTGGATAACTGCACGGCCGCGGGCATCGACATAGGCAATGTCGTTAATGATGTAGCCAACGCCAACCTAGTGGCCAATTCCGTAAGCACCGCACTGGGCTTGGCCAGCCAGCTGCATGACATAGGTCTGGACGTGAGCGAAGGTGGTGCCGCACAGTTTTTTGAAAACATAGCCAACATCACGAACCTCACCGGTCAGGCCGTGATCGCTAGCATGCGAGAAGGTCGCAACATCGCGGTGCTCAACGCTGTGGGCATCCAGCTCGATACCCAACTGGTAGATGTCAACGCCAACACCACCGTGGCCAACAATCTTGGCAATGCGCAGTATTCTGTGGCCGAGGCCCGCGCCAACATCGTGATTTAACCCAGGATTTTGGTGGTTGACCAAAAATTCCCATTCGCACTATAATTAGACATCATAAACGATAGGAGCCACAGCATGTCTAAGAAACACTTTGAACTGCTCGCCCGTTACATCAACGCCATCCTAGATCCCCACGCACGCCTGCAGGCCGCAACAGCAGTGGCGTCAGCCTGCCGAGAAGCCAACCCTCGTTTCGACA